CCTTAAAACAAAAAAATCCTCTAATATTCGAACTACACATTGAATAAAATACAATTATGAACATACCTCTCTATTGGTTTTATCCAATACAGTTGGTGTAGATTTAGACAAAGTGTGTAATAACCAAGCAGAACCAGCCTGTGCTCCTCCCTGTGAGACTTTTAGCACATTATAATTAACCCCAAACAAATATAATGTACTAGCACCTAGCCCACTACGTAATGTGAATACCATTTGCATATTATGTAATCCACTAAAATTACATACTCCACTAGGTTGTGCGAAATTTTCAGGGTCAATTGCGAAACTATAACAGTGAATATGTCTCCCTTTCGGGTATTGATTATGAACTTTCAGAGGTTCGATATGTGTAAAATGCTCAGCATTAAGTTCAGGTAATCTATCTCTATTTTCAAACTTAATATGAACTTTTGTAATTGGATTATTAGTATCATCTCCTAAACTGTCTCCATATTTAAAGTATTCATTGGTAGTAGCAGCATCATTTCTCCTAATAACCCAAATAAGTTCATTTACTGGATAACGTAATTCCTTAACATTAACTGTTAATTTTGTAGCAGATGCTTCAATGCCAAATGTCAATTCCTGAACTTGCGTAATTAAATAATTTTGTAGTTTTTGTGATTGTAATTCTATTCTATCTTCTTTTTCCAATGTAATATAATCAACAAGCAAGGTAGCATTAGCAATTGAATAAGAAGAATCAGTTAAAGTGCCACTCCCATCATCTTGAACGCTAATTAAGTCGTTAATACTCCTTATTTTAAATGTTAATTCTATTGTTTGATTATTGATGCTAGTAATGGGTAATACAAATGTATTGTTTTGTCCAGAACCATAATTACAGAACCAAAATTGCAGTGGTATATGTATCTTTCCACCACTCCTAAAAGTATCCCAATTATAATCTTCATCTGCGTATTTCTTTAATGTATCGTTGTGAATTGCTAATGTTCCTGGTTTGGTGAATAATTCTCTTTTTATATCCATCCAAATACTACTGTGTCGGTCTATTAAATTCCCACCAATCTTCAAATCCATTGATTCAATTAAAGCATTACCAATTCCATTACAATAACCAACACCTTTACCACTAAGTGATGTGGATTCGAGTGATGGTAATTCAACTTCTAGTATTATATTTGTAATTAAATCCCCAAGATGACCTTGTTTATGTAAGTCAATTGAACCAGTTGAACCGAATGATAATGCGTTATTTAGGGGAATATATCTAGTATCCCTAACAAAATTTTGATAGTTTTTATATCCGTGTCTAAAAAATGATATTTTGTTTTGTTTATCGTCAATTAGATAATTTCCGAGTGATAATTGTGTTTTTGAACCTTCCATCTTTATTTTAATATATTTTATATATTTTATATCTTGTTTTCTTTAATATTTGAAGTTCTATTTATATAATTTATATAATTTATATTAATATTAATTTATGTTAATTTTTTACACTATCTATTTAACTAGATTGTTGAAAATAACAATAATAGTTTAATATTAATATTAATATAAATTTCGCATTTAGATTTCGAATTATAATTTATAGTAAATTATTAAAAGTATATTAAAGAAAACAAGATATAAAATATATAAAATATATAAAATATATAAAATAACTAGACAATAATAAATATGACAACTCGAACTAAAAGATTTGATAAAATACAAGGACCACAAACTGTTATAAGTGGTTCCAAGAAAAATAAGGTATTAATCCTCAATGATACTCTACAAATTCATCATTCTAATGTAGCTGCTGATAGTGATGGAACACATTTCTACAATGCCAACCTCTTTATTAGAGATATTGGAACTGATAGCACATTCAGACCCATAAATTGTAAGAATAGCAATCTATATTTTAATACACAACAACTTATTACAAATAGCAGTCTAGTATCAGAAATAAATGACGCATATTACCCAATAGATGCCTCAACCCAACTGACTGTATCTAATATTGCCGTATTAGGACAACCTATCGGTAATCATTATGGATACATTAATATGACAACCACCCAAGGAGATGGTGGAGTTGGCATTAGATATAATCACGATAATACCATGATTGAATTTAAAAATAATGCTGCTGGTAATTGGGAAGCAGTTGAATCAAATGATTTGTATGAACTACGTGATGTTGAGTTCTCTGGTCTAGCAAATAACCAACTAATGCAATATAACTCAACCACATCAAAATGGAATAATAAAACAAATGCTATTCTACCTGGAACTATTACACTAGGTGGCAATTTAATAGTTGGTAGCCACAGTATTGTAGATAGTAGTAATGACGAATTAATTAATTTTGCTAGTGATACATTACCTGTCAATTACATTACTGTTAAAAATGCTAATACAAATGTGCCTGTATTACTCTATTCAGAAGGAAGTGATACAAATATTGGTCTCACTCTTAAATCCAAAGGTGCTGGTGATATTAAACTAGATTGTAATACTGGTGATTTGGAAATATCTGCGACTAATATTTATTTAACGGCAGCAACATCAATTCAAACCACTGGATATTATATTACTAGCACAGAAACTCAAGCAACTGGTTCTTGGACTGCTGGTGAGGGAAATTCGATTGCTTTAACACCTACAAATGCGGTATTCGTCATTAATATGACTGGTAAAGCAAACGGTACTTATTATTCTACCTTAGCAGCAGGACAAGACGGAGAAAATTTGAATATTATGTATGATAAGGACGCATCATCGGTTATAGAAACTCGCATTGATTTCGGTGCTAGTAATCTTTCTACTGGTGGTGGATATGCTCAAACATTGAAATTTACACAAAGCGGTCAAAGTGCTTCACTAGTATATATTGGTAATGGTGTAAATAAATGGGCTGTCAAAAACTCTGGTGCTGATGTCGACAATAGCGAAGGTGGTGATTTAAGTGGTAATCAGAACAATACTATTAGTATTTATGATTCTAGTACTCAATCAAATTGGGAGTCAGGTTCTGGAAACGCAATTACCATTGGTGTTGATGGTTCTATTATGTATTTCAATCTTACTGGGTTCTCTGTAGGTTCTTATTATGCTACAATTGGTAGTTCATCAACTGGAAAACATATGAATTTAGTATTTTATAGAGGTGCTACTTCTGGAGTGGTTTTATTTATAGATTTTGGTGCGGATAATCTATTAATATCAACTGGAAATGCTAGATATATACAATTTGATGGCAATGGTCAATCTGTATCTGTCATATATATTGCGAATGGTTTAGATAAGTGGCAACAACTCAATACTGGAGGAAAATATACTACTTAATTTTTTGTATTTGATTGTTTTTTTATTCTCTATCTTATTTTATTCTTTATTATATAATAAATTACTCAATAATAATTATATTATTATGACAAAATCTATAATCAAATTAAAAAATGAAGTTTTATTACAAAAAACTTTAATTATAGATATACTATCTTGGTCTATCTTTGGTTTTATATTTTTATTATTACCAAAACTCGCTTTACATTTTATGACAACCGTAAAACCAGATAATGTTCATATACATATGGTACGCATATTTGGTTTATTTTGTATCTATTCAACACAATCAACATATTTAATCTATACAAACAAATATGATATACAAAATAGCAAATTTATTTTACAAAACAAATTAGTTTTTTCGTCAGGCGTATTATTATTGATGCTATTTATACAATATGATAGTAAAGATTGGAATAATAGACATTATTACGGTATGTTCGGATTAATATTAAGTATGATAAATAATTATATTGGATTAAATTCTATCTAAATTCTATTTTTCTTAATTTTTATTTACTTTAAGTAATTTAAGTAATTTAAGTAAAATAATATTTTTAGGAATATTAGGGGAAATATATTAAAATTAATAATATTAATAATAAATAATAAAAATTTGTGTAATATGGCGTATTTTTATCAAGGTAATATTAGTCCATTAGAACTTTCAGTCAATGGAACAAGCAAATTTAAAGGAGTTGGAGCATCTACTCCTGGTATTCTACAAGTATATGATAATAATAGTACTAATTACGCCCAAATACAAGCACCTCCTATAATATCAACAAATTATACATTAACATTACCTACGAATGATGGAGATGCTAACCAATTTTTACAAACAAATGGTAGTGGAGCTCTAACTTGGACTTCTGCATCAACATTATCAAATGGAGCAGATAACAGACTTATCACATCTAATAATTTAAATGAAATAAACGGAGAACCAAATTTATTATTCGATGGTACTAATCTACGTATAGAAGCATCTGGTCAAGCACAATTTCGTAGCAGTGGCATTCATATTGCTTCCAATGCTGCTTCTACCCTAACAGCAACATCAGATGGAACTATTAATCTAGTATCGGCAGATAGAACAACCTTTATTACAGCAACATCTAACATAGCTTCTGTTGATACTACTGGTATAGATTTGGCAAATGGCAAATCCTATCAAATTGATAATACAGATGTTTTAACATCTACCTCATTAGGTTCAGGTGTAGTTGGGTCTAGTTTAACTAGTGTTGGAACATTAAATGGATTAACAGTTCAGTCTTCCGATAATAATGCTGATATTATTAAATTACACGCTGATGCTGGAGCATTACAAACTATTACAGTTGTTAATGATGCTGGAACCTCTAATTCGGCAATTGCTTTAACTTCCAACGCAGGTGGTATTACTATTGACGCATCTAGTAATCTTGTATTGAATTCTAGTGCTGGTGATATCAGTATTGGTAATAATACTAATGCCCAAAATATTAATGTTGGAACAGGTGGTGCTGCTAGAACTATTGTTATTGGTAATAATAACATTAGCACGGCTTTATCACTAACATCTGGTACTGGTGGTCATATAGTTGGTAGTGCAGGTGGTGTTTCATTAAACTCTAGTGGTGGAAGTATTAGTATTGGTAATGATGATGTTGACCAACCTATTAATATCGGAACACAGGGTAAAAGGACTATATCAATTGGCACAGGAGGATTTCCCGATATAATTAATATTGGTAATAATAACACTACCACTGCTGTTTCTATAACATCTGGCACTGGTAGTATAGCATTAGCATCCACTGATACAGGTGATATTACTATTAATTCAGATGATACCTTATTATTAGATGCGGGTGGTATATTAGAGTTGAATTCTAGTGCTGGTGCTATTAGTATTGGTAATGATGCTGACGCACAAGCTATTAATATTGGGACTGGAGGAGCTTCTAGAACTATTACTCTTGGTAATGCTACTGGTGCCACTGCTGTTTCTATAACGTCTGGTACTGGTGATATTACATTAAATCCAAGTGCTAGTTCTATTATTACAAAGGATATTGATAGTGAATTTGTTGCTTTGAAATTAATTAATCAGAGTGATGCTAATAATACAACAGGTATAGTTTCATTGGAGTTTGATTTAGAAGATACAGGTGGAACTGTGGTAGATGCTGGAAAGATTGCTGTTAAAAAGAATGAAGCTTTCACTGCTACTGGAACAACACAAAACTCAAATATGGTATTTTCCACAAGTTTAAATGGCACTTTAACGGAGAATATGACACTTAGTAGTGATGGTAGTCTTAACGTTATTGGTGATATTGATATTGCGAATGGTAAAACATATAAAATAAATAATATTGATGTTTTAACTGCAACAAGTTTAGGTTCAAATGTAGTCGTGTCGGGTTTAACAAGTGTTGGAACTATTGGAACAGGTGTATGGGAAGGGACTGCAATCGCGTCTGCTTATTTAGATGTTGATACAGCATATCTTAGTGGAACTCAAACATTTACAGGGGATAAAACTTTTTCATCAGCTACAACAACTATCGATGGTGATATTACAATCACTGGTTGTATTACACAAGGTTCTGATGCTTCAGGAGATATGTATTATAGGAATGCTAGTGGTGTGTTAACAAGAATAGCAGTTGGTAGTGGTAGTGATAATCATGTTCTTACATTAAATGGTGCTGTTCCAGGTTGGGAAGCGGTGGCGAGTATTAGCAGTTCAACAGATACATTTACAGTATCTAAAGATGTAGATGGTGAATTTGTTGCTTTGAAACTAATTAATCAGAGTGATGCTAATAATACAACAGGTATAGTTTCATTGGAGTTTGATTTAGAAGATACAGGTGGAACTGTGGTAGATGCTGGAAAGATTGCTGTTAAAAAGAATGAAGCTTTCACTGCTACTGGAACTACACAAGACTCCAATATGGTATTTTCCACAAGTTTAAATGGCACTTTAACGGAGAATATGACACTTAGTAGTGATGGCAACCTTAGTATTACCGATAATATGACTTTAGCAACAAATAAATATTTAGAATGGGGTCCATATACAGGAACGGGTAATGATAGTTATATAAAGGCATCTCCTGGAAGTATGACATTAAGAGGAAATAGTATAAAATTAATAGCAGTAGATACAGAAATATGGTCTGATATAAGCAATAGACCATATGTTTATATTACTAATTACGGTAATAACTCTACAGGTGGGTCTCTTATTTTAAGAAATCTTAGAGCTGGTATTTCCGGACAAAATGGAGATGTATGCGGAACAATTGCATTTAATGCGAATGATGATGGCACACCAACAAACAAAACATTTGCTGAAGTTAAAGTAGTAGCAACTGCTGCTACATCTGGAAGCGAACAAGGAACAATGACTATTGGTGTTGCTTGTACTGATGATGGGGGGGTTGATACGGTATTAACTATTACTGGTGGTGTTGATGCGGCTAGTTCTACTACAACAATAGCAGGTAATTTAGATATTGAGGGTGATATTGATATGGCAACTGGTAAGAAGATTACTTGGGTAGATGATAACCAATATATTAGTGGAACAGCAACTGGTATAACTATTGAAACGGATGATACATTAGTAGTTAATGCTGATACATCCATGACATTTGATGCTCCAAGTGTTATATTCCAATCTTCTACATCTGCTAAACCTGTATTGGAAATCAAAAATACAAATGCGGATACCACTGGACCTACTTTATTATTAAATAATGCAAATGGAACAGCAGCAGGTAGCGACACTGATGTATGTGGAACAATCGCATTTAATGCCAATGATGATGACGGCTCGTCGCCAACCAATCAATCTTTTGCTACAATTATAGGAACCGCAGTAGATACTGCTACAACAAGTGAAAAAGGTAAAATAGAAATTGGTGTTGCTTGTACTGGTGATGGAGGGGTTGATACAGTATTAACTATTACGGGTGGTGCAGCAGCAGCATCATCGACCACAATGATAGCTGGTAATGTTTTAGTAGGTGCTACATCATTTACAAAAAATTGCAAATTATGGGTTGAAGGAGGACATGGAACAAATCAGTATTTAGAATACAGTTGGTTTATACCCGGACCTACGCTTGGGTGGTCAATAACGACCAGGAACACTCTTCGTATTGGATGTGATGGTCCCATGATAGCTACAGAGGTAAATGTTTTTTCGGATGAAAGAATGAAAAAGGATTTCATAACTCTTCAAACCACAGAAGCATTTGATAAGATAAGTCAAATCATAATTTACAATTACAAATTAAAACGGGAATTGGATTATGGTCCCCAATATTTGGGAGTCAAAGCACAAGAAGTTGAATTGTTTTACCCAGAATGTGTATCAGAAATAACTGATGTTTTGCCTACTATTATGGAAATGGTAGTTTACAACAACAAAAAATTCGTTCTAACATCAATTGGTGATATAGCAATTGGAGATAAACTAAAAATATTGTATCAGAACAAAACTAACAATAACAGAGATGATAATCTGATAGCATCTGTTGTTAATGTTGTTGGAAATGAAGTTGAAATAGACACGGTAATAGATGACGATGATGACGAAATTTACATTTATGGCAAAGAGTATGATGACGTTAAAGTAATTGACTACAATAAACTTAATTTAATGAGTATTGGTGCTATTCAAAAATTAATTACAGATAAAACTGAATTAGAAACTAAAGTCGCAACATTAGAAACTAAAGCCACTGCATTAGAAAGTGATGTAGCAACTCTTAAATCACAAGTAGCCACTTTAATAGCAAATTCACCATAAAACTAATAACAATTTAATTTTAAATTTAATTTTTTTCAATCTAATAGTAGTATATTTAACCACATAAATATATTCATTTTATATAAATATTAAAAATACTAAATTAAAATACTAAATTAGAATACTAAATTAAAATAAAAGAGTAATATGGCATATTTTTATCACGGTAATATTAGTCCATTAGAACTTTCAGTCAATGGAACTAGTAAATTCAAAGGAGTTGATACATCAACACCAGGTATTCTACAAATATATGACAATGACAGCACTAATTATACTCAAATTCAAGCACCAGGTACATTATCAGCAAATTACACATTAACATTACCAACAACCGATGGAGATGCTAACCAATTACTACAAACCGATGGTGGTGGAACATTATCATGGACAAATGGTATTACGCTATCAGGCTCATCATTAACTGGATTAATTGAAAATAATAGTATTTGGTTAGGAAATGACCCAAGTTCTACTACTGATACTGCTGAAAAGAATACTGCAGTTGGTATAGGTTCTTTAGATGCTATAACAACTGGCGACCATAATGTAGCAATTGGCTATAATTCAGGAACTGCTATAAATTCGGGTTATAAAAATATATTATTAGGTTCTTTAGCAGGACAAGGGATTACTACAGGTTATCAAAATATTGCTGTTGGAACAGAAGCAGGTTATACTTTAACAGAAGGTTATCATAATATTTATATTGGAAATGGTGCTGGTTATTCCACAACAACACCAACTGAAAATATTTGTGTAGGAACATACACAGGACAAAAAATAACTACAGGTAGTAAAAACACATTTGTAGGGCAGGAAAGTGGTAATTCAAATTGGTCAATAGTTGCTTTAACAGGTCATGAAAATACGTGTTTCGGTTATAAATCAGGTTTCAATGTCCAAGGAGCATCACAATACAACACATTAATTGGTAGTCGTTCTGGTGATGCTATTACAACTGGAACGGAAAATGTGATTGTCGGTTATAATTCAGACCCAAGTAGTGCTACAGGTACAAATCAAATTGTTATTGGTAGTGGAACAACAGGTATAGGTGATAATACAGTAGTAATAGGTAATGCTTCTGTTACAGATATTTATATGGCATCTGATGCTGGAGCAACTGTTAGATGTGGTGATATAGAAACATCTGGTGATATTAATTTGGCAAGTGGAAAAGAGGTGAAAATAAACGGAACTAATATATTATCAACAATACAAAGTGATATAACTACTTTACAAAATACGGATACATCAATACAGTCATCTCTTAACGACAAAGCAACTATATCTTCCGTCAATGATGAGATTAGTGCTAGAGAAGATGCTGACGCTGATCTCCAAGGTAATATAGATTTGAAATCAAATATTGATGACCCAACTTTCACAACAAAAATCACAACACCTTCTATAGATACTCCACAACTTACGAATGCTTCTACTATTGCTTTAACTTCAACAGCAGGTGCTGTTAATATTACAAGTGCTGCTGCTGTTTCTATAACATCTGGGTCTGGTAATACTACAATTAATACACCATCAATGTTAGTAACACATACAGCACATTCTGATTTAACAGTAAAATCAACTAATACAACTGATGGAGAAGCTTATTTAACATTGATTAGTGATAATGCAGGTGATGCTGGTGATGGTTGGAGATTAAAATCTGTTAATGGAGTATTGACTATATCATCAGACCATAATAGTAGCGGAACATATGGTGAGACTATACTAACTATGACAGGTCATGATACAGATGCTAGTAGAACAACTACGATTACTGGTAATCTTGATGTGTCTGCTGGTGTTAATGTTACAGGGTCAATTACCTGTAGTGTTGATTTGGATATAGAGGGTGATATTGATATGGCTTCTTACAAGAACATTACTTGGATAACTGATGATCAGTATATTGGTGGAACACCTGGTGGGATTGCCATACAATCGCCAGGGTCAATTACCCTATCAGCACCAACCCTATTTATGGGAATACAAGAAGCAATTTTCTTGTCTCAGTCTACAGGGACCCCTGTTGTTCTTATAAATAGTCAATCAGATGATGCTACAGGACCTATTTTAAAATTTAGTAAGTCTCGATACTCAGGTGGTAGTTTTGTTGATGGACAGAATAATGATGTATGTGGAACTATTATATTCAATGGGAATGATGATGATGACTCACCAACAAACAAAACATTTGGTGAAATTAAAGTCATATCTTCGGCTGTTGCTAGTGGAAGTGAGAAAGGAACAATGACTATCGGTGTTGCTTGTACTGGTGATGGGGGGGTTGATACAGTATTAACATTAGAAGGAGGTGTTGATGAGGCGAGTTCTACTACAACAGTTGCTGGTAATTTAAGTGTTGGTGGTAGTGTAGTTAATTTGGCTAATATACCAACATCAGCAAGTGGTTTATCAAGTGGCGACATCTGGAGTAATAGTGGCGTTCTAACGATTGTTGCGTAAATAATATATTATTTTTACAAATGATGTTGCACGAAATAATCAAAGTTTTTTGGAAGTTAAACTAGTAATAACAATACATACATCTGGAAAAAAACAACAAATTACGACTATTATAGAGTTACTTGTACTGATAATAGAGGAGTAAATACAGTATTTCCTAATGATGGTGATTTAATTGTGTTAGTAGAACAACAACATGTATTACTATTGAGGCAGATGATACATTGGAAATTAATGTGAATACTTCAATATTATCTAAAGGATCAGATAACAGAGTTGTTATAGAAATTGCACAATAATATTTTTAATTATTATTTTACAAAATTTTTCCTATAATTTAACTTAAGTCATATCAAATAAATTATTATTATTAATAAAATCATTTAGTTTTTAAAAATATATCAATATGGCTACTTCTAAATTGCCAAGTTTCGAAGATTTTGCTAAGATGATGGAAAGTGAATCATCAAAACCATCAAACTCTAGTAATGATAATACTTCAAATACTGAAAATAATGAAAGTATTATAGAACAACCTATACAAAATCATAATCAAAACACTACAGAAGTTCCTTTAGAAAAAGTAGTAGAGGAATTCTTATCCAAAAATAAAGTTAAACTAGTAATTGGAACACCTTGTTTTGGTGGTATGCTACATACTGGTTATTTTCAAGCAATGATAGATTTATCAACAAATTTTACAAAGTTAGGAATTCCTTTTCAAATTATTAATATTGGGAATGAATCGCTTATTACAAGGGCAAGGAATGGTATTGTTGCTAAATTCCTAGCAGACCCAGATAATACACATTTATTATTTATCGATGCTGATATTACATTTCATTGGATTTCAGTATTGCGATTATTAATAAACAGTAGAGATTTATCTGGTGGTGTATATCCAAAGAAGCATATTAATTGGGAAAAAATGAAAAGGTGTCTTAAAAGTGATAAAGATATGGATAAGAAGGAGATTATTGCTAGAAGTGTGGATTATGTGTTTAATCCAGTATATTTCACAAATGATAAAGGGCAAATGATGGCAAAGGTAGAAAATGGAATGGTGCAGGTGAAAGATGTACCAACTGGGTTTATGTTAATTAAGAGGTCAGTATTCGATACATTGATTTTCAAGTTTCCCGAACGTAAATATAATAATAATGTGGCTGGATATCATAATGATAATACGGCTGAATTCTTCTATAATTTCTTTGCTGTAGAAATTGACCCAGATGCGAAGGTATATTTAAGTGAAGATTATTTCTTTTGTAAATTATGGCGTGAATGTGGTGGGGATTTATGGGTTGATTTGAATACTAATCTTAATCATACGGGGTCTTTTGATTATATTGGTGCTTTGGCATTAACAATTGGTGAAAGTGATGACCTGAATGAGGATACTCGTATTACTGGTAATACAATTCATAGTAAGTGATTTTTAAATTTTAATTTTAATTATTATTATTATTATTATTATTATTATTTTTATCATTTCAATTTACAAATAAATCATATAGATTTATTATGGCTATTGAGGTAATCGTATGAGTCTCGGAGTATATTAATTGAATTCATAAATATATTCTTAAAACTACTTTTCTTAGGTGATATTGATAAATTACTATTGTCTAGAGTATTAGTTGATTTATAACTAGATGAAACTAGAACAAAATTAAATTCGTCATTATGTTTTCTATTATTTCTATTATTTTTATGATATCCTAAATGTTTTATTGGTTTTGCTGGAGTATTAATTGCTTGTGAGATTTCACGTTTGAGGTCAAATGAATTATCAATGCCACACCCATACATCAATCGAACATTACTATTCTGTTGCGTATCATTATTGTTTTGTATTTTAATAGCATTGGAATGATTAGTATCTTCATAATCTTCTATATCATCACCATTGTTGCTAGTATTATCACAATTTATACTAGAATGTGCTGATTGATAATCATCACTATTTTCATATAAATCGTTAAAGTCGAAACTCCCAAGGTCATCATTGTTATTAGGTGTATTGATTATATTTTTTTTTATATTATCATTTTGATTAATATTATCATTAGTGTTAAGATTATTAGTGTTAAGATTATTAGTGTTAAGATTAGATATAGATGTAGTATTATTAATAGAACCAGTATAATTTTCGTATTTTAGTGTTGGTAAGCTACCTGTAATAGAAAAATTCAGTAGTCTATTTTCATTATAAAGTGATATATCAAGATTAAACCAAGAATGATTAAAGAATTCGTCCCAGGTCATACGATTGGTGGGTGTTTGTTGTAATAATCTATCTAGTAAGCATTTTAGTTGTTTTGAAATTATATTAGAATACTTATCGGGTAATATAATATCCTTAGATATTATATCTTTTAGTTGTTTAAAATTTTTTACGTGAAATGGTGGTTGTCCTGTTATCATTTCATATAGGATAATTCCAATTGACCATAAATCGCTACGGTTATCGTATTTGCGATAGTTCATCATTTCAGGTGCCATATATAAAGGACTTCCGCAATATGTTTGTTTTAGTAAATTCGCAGTATCTTTTTGAATTTCTTTTGCTAGTCCAAAATCCGATATTTTAATAACATCATTTTTTACTAGAATATTTTGTGGCTTGAGGTCTCTGTGAAATATGTTATGTTGTGCTAAATATTGTAGACCGTCTCGAAATTGCGTCATATATTTATGAATATAAGTTTCTTTGATGGGTCTTCTTTTTTGAAAATTAGTGAAATCACTAGTACAATATTCCATAATTAAATAGATTATGTGATTATCCCTGTCCAATATTACATCATATAGTTTAACAATATTAGGGTGGTCTAGTTTTGTATGTAATTCTATTTCACGTCTAACATTCTTTTTTAACTTATTAATATTATCAACTTCTATTTTTTTAATAGCAACAATTTTATTAGTTAATATATTAGTTCCTTTATAAATTACAGAAAAATTGCCTTTCCCAATTCTTTTTGGGTCATATATATAATTTCCTATCTTGTAATTTTCATTATTTATGATTTTCTCCATTCATATATGTTGTAATTTGTTTTATTTTAATAGTTTTTTAATAGTTTTTATAATTATAATTTTACTTATAATTCGACTTATTATTTATAATGAAAATATTACTAAAATATTACTAAACCAAACAAAAAATAACTAGATTAATTAATCAATTCGAATTATTGGAGTATCATTGAAATTCTCAACTGGTGTTTCAACTTCAGCATATGATTCGCTACCACCCACTAAATCTCTATCTACATTTTCTTCACCACCTTCCATAACATCTTCATATGATGGTATTGACTGTGATACATAACTACCAGCACTCATTGGTTCAGGAGAAACAGATGTGTTATCAATATGTATTACTTTAATATTTGGGTTATGTTCTGCACTTTCTACAAGACTATTACCCCCAGTATGAACATTAACATTAACAATCGGTGGTTTTTCAAATTCACTATGTTGTCTTAGTTCTGTTAAAGGTCTAGTTTCAATAGATTCACTTTCAGGAACAAAATGTCCTGTTTTGCTAAATTCTCCTCCTGTTTGGCTATCATTAGGTATCCAATTATCATTATTATCATTATTATCTTGTAATGTGTCATTGTTAATAAAACCACCCCCCAATGTTTCATTGTTATTATTGTCTTCATTGTCTTCATTGTCTTCATTGTCTTCATTGTCTTCATTGTCTTCATTGTCTTCATTGTCTTCATTGTCTTCATTGTCTTCATTGTTATTATTGTTATTATTGTCTTCATTGTCTTCATTGTCTTCATTGTCAGGTTTAGGTGTAGTAGAATCTTGTTCTTGTTCTTGGTCGGGTTTAGGTGTAGTAGAATCTTGTTCTACAGTATCATTATCAACTTCTTCACCACTATCATTTTCTTCTTCACTGTCATAACCACCTTCCAAATCCCAACTTATCTTTTCATTATCCTCCATAACAACTTTATTATCGCCTACTTTTAGTTTTAATTGCATACTCATACCTTGAAGTTCTTGCATTAGTAATTTAAATGCGTATGGTATTTCTAATCGTATAAATTCCATATCATCAGTATTAGAAGTATTTAAGCCTAAAATTTGTGTTTTATTTGATAGTTGTTCTTCATCAATGGCTTCTGTTAAATAATATTCTAGTGGTCCATCACTTGCTGGATTATAATATATATTGTCAGCAAAAGGACCACCTTTAGGATTAACAATTGATATATGTCCTGTTTTCTTACTAACATAAATAGCAAACTTGTCTGACCTTTCCATTGTGCTTTCACGGAGAAATGCGGAAATACCGTGTGCTAATAAACCATCACGTTCCATTTCACCAATACGTAATCCACCCTCCAAAGTACGTCCAGCAATAGTTTGTCTAGTTAGAGAATCATATTTACCACCTGGTTCTGCGATACCATCTACACGATGACCAGATGCCCTATAATTAATCTTATCATGAACCATATGTTTTAAACGATGATAGTATATTGGTCCCATATAAATATCACTTTCCATCATACGACCTTCTGCCCCATCATACATAATTTCCTCACATTGTTTATTTAATCCTAGTCTATGTAAAGCGTCCATAACACTTTCAATGTTAAGAGGTTCAAATGGAGATGCTAATCCAAAATAACCACATTCTATTGCTAATGTACCACATAGCATTTCCATTAATTGTGCTGTAGTCATACGACTAACCATACCATATGGATTAATAATCATATCGGGAACAATGCCACTTGATGTGAATGGCATATTTTCAGGGTCTAGTATAATACCAATTGTGCCTTTTTGTGCGTATCTACTAGTAAATTTATCACCAATTTCTGGAACACGCATTTGTGCTAGACGAACTTTTGCTAGACGGTCTCCGTTAGCATTAGTGATTGCTGTATAGACCTTATCAACAACGGAACCAATATGGTCTCTTTTAACAACTTCACTAATATCCCTCCATTCATCTATACCTTTCGCATTTTTAATTTTTTGATATTTTCCAAATATAACATCATCTTTTTCTAATACTTCACCTTCTTTAATAAAACCATATTCGTCTAGTTTTCCATAATTTTTATTTCTAGACATCATAGTATCAATTGGTAGTTCTTCGTCATTATAACTAATAGGATTTTGTGGATTATAGAAATGTTCTTCTAATAGAGTTTTTTCGTCAATAACTTCGTGTGATTTATATCGTTTAAATAATGTTGTATTGAATAGACCCATATCTAATGACATACGATTCACAAAAAAGCCATCTTCTTGGTTATATCCACCATATGTAGAAATAGCAACAGTTATATTATGACCTGTTCCCAATTTATCACCACGTATAGCTTTATTTAAACGTGTAATAGCGAATGGTCTCTCTGGGTAATGTAATATATGTGCTGATGTATCGATACGTTGATTAAATGATGTAGTATAAGTCCCTATCATTTGCTTACATTGATGCATACCCATTGTATCACGTTGTGCTGGATTATGTTGTAAGAATGCGATGTAAAAAGCACTAGTTCCAAATACCATAGATGGGTGTAATTCACAATGTGTATATTTCACTAAATGTGAATCATCATTTTGGAAAATATTTAATTTACTAGATAGCATACGAGTATTGAGTTCCTCTGCGTCTAAATATTCTACTACTCCTTGGTTTTTATGTAATTGCCTAATTATTTCTGAATTTGTATCATCTTCAGTTTTATATCTAGTATCAATATCTAAATTCAGTTCTAAATGGTCTATTGGATATGTTTTACAATCAAAAAAATCAAATGTATCTTTTCTTTTCGCAAATCCCGATACCAAGTCTTGCCATTTATAGTTTCCTTTTTTTAATTTGTTGAATGTTTGGGGTTGAATAACAAGTTGATTATCCTCTACAATATATAGAGGTCTGCAAAATCTACCTTGGTCTGTACAACATATAATTTCATCTTTCTCCTTATACCAAGCAATACTAGTATATATATTGAATAAACCATTCCTACGACGTAATAGAAGATGTGTATATAGTTTTTGTGGGTTTAAATGAATTCCAATAAACATACCATTCACAAATACTTTTGTTTGTCCGTATATTTCACGAGGGTGTATATCGTCTAATGATACTAGACCTAAGTTTTTAATATCCTTTATCAAAGTATTTGGAAGACAACCGAAAGATACATCTGATAATATAGCCAAACTTTTACGTAAGCCAACATTACCACCTTCTGGTGTTTCTAGAGGACATACACAACCATATTGAGAACTATGTAATCTACGTCTATCTATAGAAACTTTAGACCCAGATGGCACTGGGTCTGTAATACGACGTAGATGTGCTAAATCTGAAATATCAGATTTTCTTTCCAATGTTTGTACTACTCCACTTTTACCACTTAATGATAAGTCAATATTACCTTTTTTCATAGCATCGATAAAATGTTTTTGAAATTTTTTATAATCAAATATGGCTAAGAAATTACTTTCGTTAACAACATTAACAAAATCCTCTCCACTATACTCCGTGTGTGATTGTTCATAATGTGTTTGAATATTAATATCTACTGCACGTGTTAATTCACGAACAGCATTACTAAATGACCTTGCTAGTAAAAAACCTGATAAATCAATGCGTTTATTGATAAAATTATCACGACTAGTAGGGCTTTCTAGTCCAATTACAAAACGCAATAGTTGATTTGTCATATATGCTAGATAATGTACCTTAGCACGGAAATCGTATCCAACGTGTGGAAAACAATTCTCATATACTGCCATATGTAGAAAACTCATTTTTTTATCTTCACTTTTTTGTATATTATCGAATTTACCTGTTTCTGTGGCACGACGAACTCTTTTATTCATATAATAAACTGCTGAGTCTCTGTCATATATTTGTTTATCTAGAATAAATTGGTCATTAATAGATGGGTATAGTAGAGAAATCATTTTTTTTGATAGTTCAGCATCTAAATTATGGCAAATATATTCCAGAATTTCTTCATCAGTTTCAATACCTAACATTCTAAAAACGATGAATAGTGGAATATCACGTCCCTCCAATTCTGTAAAAAAAGTTTTTTGTTGACCAAATCTAACAGTAATTGCTCCTGATTTTTCCATTTGAAGTTTAACAGTACGAGCAGGTTGGAAAGTTTCTTGTGAAGCAGACTTTACTTCTGCGACGTGAGTGAATTTATTATCAATTGAATTCTCTTTTAAAAGAAAAATCTTATTTTCAGCACGACGTTCTAATGATACAATCACTTTTTCAGCACCATCAATAATAAAATATCCACCTGTCTCATATTTACTTTCACCCATTTGATACATCATATCTGGTTCCATTTTGTTAAGAACACATAAACACGACCTTAACATAATAGGGACTTTGCCAAGATATATACGCTTTAAAAAGTGGCTATTTGGAGCAGGTACATTTTCATATATTGGTTTCCTTTTTTTATCAACAATCTTATACATAGAATATTCAATATCTACATCATAAAAAACATCAGCACCATATGTCAAATCTTTTAACCTAGCCTCATTTGGGTAAAGTTGTCGTTTAATACCATTTTTATGGTCAATCAAAGTTGGTTTTGATATATAGATACCAGCACCTTTACTCTCTTTACCGCCATAATATACATCATATTGATATAAAATATTATCATCATTATAATCTGTTCTGTAGTATGTTTTGTGATTACCATTCTTAAATATTAATGGTATTTTACGTTTGATAAAATCATCATATGAATTAATATGATGTTTTACTAGATAGTCGTCTGTATCTCTAAAATAAGAATCAATTGCAGACCAAGTATCCTTTTCTATATCCATTTTTTGAAGAAACACTTATTATTATAGTTTTGTTAGAAGAAAAATAATAAAACCAATTGAACTTAAAATTTGATATGTTTTATACAGATAATTACTATATATGTAAAGAAAAATAATAGTTTAATATTCCTAAATTATTTAGATTTTTTGTTATTCTTAGATTTATTTGAAAGATTTTTTGTATAATTTTTTGTAAGTTTTGTTATTAGAGTGCTTTTTTTATAGGGAAATCGTCTTTTATCCTTTAGAAATGTAGTTATTATACCTTTCTCTTTTGCTAATTTTTGAATATCCTCTAGAGTATATTTATCTGTATCATATGACATAAGACAATTAATACTTTGTGGCTTTAAAATATTATGAAATTTTTTCTTTGTTTTCTTTGTCTTATCTAAATTTCTTGATTTACGCAATGTACTATAACAAATTGCGTATGGAGTGCTATTAGTCCATTTTTTAGTTGATTTTTTAGATTTACCACTAGAACGAACTTTCATTACACAATCACAATACTTGCGTTGAACTTTAGATAAACTTGCTGTTGATTTGAATTTACTTTTATCTTTATCTTTATCTTCTGTAGTTTTCATCATATTTTGATTAGTTTTGATTACTTTTGATTAATATTTTAATTTTCCTCGTCTATATCACTATCCTCGTCGAATAAAATATCAGCCTCTGTTGTATTTTCAAGATTATTACCAGTAGAATTTAAAACTGCTTCAAGACCTTCTAATTCTTTGTATTTTTTTAACATTGATGCTTCATGGTCTTGATATTTATGAATAATATCAACTTTACTAATTTCAAATTCTCGTTCTGATATAATAACTACATTTCCACGTTTAATAAATACTTTTTTTCTCATACGACCACAGATAACACCTAATTTTTCTGTTAATGAACCATTTTTTATATAAGCAACTGTAAAACGACAACCTCCCAACACTGTAACAATAACACCATATTGTTGTAATCCATCTGCACTTTTAAACTCTAGTTTTTTATCTGTTTTAGCATTATTGTTCTTACATCTCTTATGCCCCTTCCCGCCTTTCTGATTTTTACCCATTATAATAATATACTAAGAATAAAAACTAATATGTATATATTGATAAAATTATTTTATAAAGTTATTTTATAAAGTTATTTTATAAAGTTATTTTATAAATTTACTGAAAATATATTATTTATAGATATATTTATTAAACTTAGGTTAAAATAATAAGAATTTTATTATATAATATAAATTTAATAGAAATTGTAGTTATGTTTAGTATTATATCACAAGGTTTATATAAATCTATTTTAAGTGGGCTTTCACATACATTATGTATAGCTATACTAGAAATTATGTTCTATATTTTCTATATAACAAAATTAGAAAGAGAAAGTATGTTAGATATGGTCAGTGATATTGGTGATGAAATAAATGGAAGTTGTGCGGAAAATATAAAAAATCCTGATAATAGACCAAAAATATCACCGATTATAAAATTTGGTTTAGATGAACAAGTTAAAAAAATGGAACTTGAAAATGAAGTTAAAAAAGATGAACTTGATGAAAAAAATAAAAAATTTAATACTGTAGGTATTATAATTATATTAAGTATTTTAGGCATTACAATATTATTTGCTTTCTTATTTGCTCCAAAAAATAATAAACATCTACCAATGTGGTTAAATATTGGACGTGATGTTTCAATATCTTTAATATTCGTAGCAATATTTGAATATATACTTGTAAATCAAATAATTATAAAATATAATATAATTGATTTATTTTCTGTTAAACTAGAACTATTAAAAGGTTTATTAAATTCTGACAGATGTTATCAAGTTAGTTTCTAAAAAATATCAATGACTTAACTAAAATGGAAATAATCGGTCTTTATCAAATTCACATATCTGTTTCTTAGTCATTACACGATATGAATAATAATTAACTAGAATATAAATAAATCCAAAGAAGAATGCGAAAATTGCTGCCGCATAACGTGTCATAGGTGTTGAGTTTTGATTACAATTTAGTGCGATGCTAAGTGCTACAAAATTAATAGATAGTAGTGCGAACATAAAGAACATTTTAAAGAATAGCCCCATATAATTACCTACTACTTCACCTGTAGAGTATTCATTTTGTTGTGTGTTTTTGTTTTTTGCTTGTTGCTGTAAATCAAATAATTTCATTTTACTTATAATATCAATAGATATTATGATTATATTATTAGACTTTATACTAGTTAGAAAATTCAATATTAGACATTCCACCAATAATACGGAATACATTAATATTTCTTCCAAATACCATTAATCTATAATTATAAGCATCTGTAGTCCCAAATATATCTTTGCTACATTTCTTATTATATGTATTACGCAATTCAATAGTATTAAATCTAGAGAAATTTATACTACCACTAGGTTGCTTTGGATTATTCGCCGCTAGTGCGAAACTATATGTATTAATCCCCACCGTCGGGATACGTTCACAATGTTGGTAATTATTAACTAGATTAAACATTTCCCAACTCTTATTAGCAAATCTCTCAAAACCATTCAGTTTAAGAACACTATTTACTATAATATTCTGTTCCAAATATGAACTATTATCCTGTGGTGTTAAATCGTGCCTACCATACGGATTACTATCAATAGTGCCAGTATATGTTCTGAGTGGGTCTAGTGTTGTAGGCCAGTTTGTATAATTATGCCATATATTAGCATCTTCGTGGTCTCCCCTACGTGCAATCCAAACTAGTTCTGTTATAGGGTGTGTCATATCTAAGTCTTTAGTGACTTCGCTGTCAATAGTAGATGGTGCGATTGTATCCTCTCTATATTGGACTTGGTGAATTAGGTATTGATGTTCTGATAGTGCGAATCTTTTACGTTCATCTCTGTCTAGGAAGATATATTCCACTTCAAGATTTGGGTTAATATCATAACTTGATACACTAGTTTGGGAGTCATGGCTAGTATAATATCCGAAATTGTGATTTGCTGTTGTAGTAGTAGGTTTCTTTCTATCAGTATCAACAATAGTATAAAGTTCTTCTAGTGGTCGTAATTTAAATACTAATTTAGGTGCTGAATCATACTGCATCGCTATTAGAGGTAATGCTTGTGAATAACTTTCATTGAAAAAGAACCTCATAGGAACATAGATTTTCCTACTGCGTATTGATGGGACTGTGCTAGTTGATAATGGATAAACAGCTATATTTTTAATGGCTTCTGGGTCATACATTTCTACTACATTACCAATCATTCTATTATAACCATCTTTTTGTGCTTCTGTCATTGTTAATTCACTCCATATTTGTAGCCATTCTCCATAGTGTTTATCAATCTCCCTACCGCCGATTTCCAATGATACGTGTTTAATAATAACTTCACCAATACGTTGAACCCAATTGAATTTACGACCTCCAGTATATGTGTGATTACTGTAAATCGCGGGTAATGTGAATGTGAAGAAGACACTTTTAACTAAGTCTGCGTCGCGGGGTATTTCGAATGTTAAATCTATATCCCCTGTAGTTTGTAAGTTTCGTCCTTCTATAGTGGGGGATACTTCTATCATTTCTGTGGCAAAGTTGGTATATCGGCGATATACACTTTTGAAATAGGATATTTGTGGTTGATTAGTTAAATAAAAATCGTGAGCACCGTAGGTTGCTAGTTGTATTAATCCTCCAGGCATTATGTATTTTCTTTTATTTTAATATTAATTATCTTTATTATTAATTTTAAGTGTTATAATATATGTTATAAATCAACTATTATAATATGAATTGAAATTTCTATATTCAAATGGAACATTACAAAAAATTAAATAATATGGAACACTAGAAGTAAAAATTAATTATTTGTAATAATAAACATATGTATTATTTGGTTTTTGTTTTTTAGTAATTTTAAATTGTTGAAATAATTTGTGTTTTATTACTTTGGTTGGAACAGCATTAAAACATTCTTTCGCAATTTTAATATAAATGTCAAATGTGTCTTTATCTTCCATAACATCATACCCGCTAGTTGTCTTAATCCAGGTTCTAAGAATGTCTTCAATTTCAGGAACATTCACATTATCTATAATGCTAGAAGCAAGTCTAGCCAAATCAAAACTGTGGTTAGGTTTAAAATCATTTAAATCATATTCATATTGCCCATCTGCCTCTCCTCCATTTTCAAATACATCACTAATATACCATTTACCATCTACCTTAAATGTTCCTCTAGCAAAATCAATTAATTTAGCAACTCTATTAAATGTTGGCACTTTATATATAGTATCATTGATGTGATAATATATATAGGGTTCTTTTGTATTGCTAAACATAACATTATCAGAATGAATGTCATTATGTGCGAACGAATATTCTTTCTGTGCTACTGCCAATGCGAATATAATTTGGAATAATATAGAACTCCATTCTTCTAAAGATATTTCATAATCATCTCGTAGCATTAATTGGTCTAGTGTATAATCGAATTTTTGCATAATATTAATTTGAACTGGGAAATCAGCAAATCTAGCATATTTCTCAACTCCATTAAAATATACTGAATCGGTATCTGATATATTATCATAACCATTCTTGTATGATTTTTTATTTAAAATATGGTCAATTCGGATTTCTTGCTCATCTGATGATGTTGATGTATCCGACAATGTTTCATAATCACTTCCATTTGAAATTGATGATGTTTCTGGTAATTTATTACACTCAACAACTTCATCATTTTCAGCAACTTCAGCATTTTCAGTAATTTCAGTAATTTCAGCAATTTCAGTATTATTATTAATATTTTCAGCAATTTCAGTATTATTATTATTAATATTTAATGATGCCATATTATTAATATAATCAATATCACTAATATCACTAATATCACTAATATTATCTAAATCTTTCATCTCGATGTTGCCAATACAATCGGGTATTGAAGTTATATCATTAGATGATTTTTGACTAAAATTGTCTTCACCATTTTCATCCATAAATATCAGATTAAACAGTTTATTTTTTTGAGCCCTAAAGAACTTTGTATGGGACAATTCTGGGTATTCGTCAGTAATATCGTGAAAGTATGTCTTTTTAATTCCAGATACAGAACCATAGAAGTATGGAAAAGTCGGACATTTACCATTTTCTGCCATATTACTTAATAAAAACATAGCAAATGTCTCTACATGAGTAGTATTATGAATAGAATTAATTGTTTCAATTGTTTTTGAATTAACTAAACTAGGTAATTGCCAAGTTTGGTGTGGTTGAACTTCATTCTCAAATATATCAACTGTCTCTAAATCTTCTAAGTCATATTCTGTTTCCGATGTAGGTGATACTGGTCTAATAACTAAATTTGTAAATTCATTATTGAGTATTTTAATAGGATTGAGAATAGGTGCTATTTTAACAATAGCGTGTTCATTATATGTGTCTTCTTTTCCTAATTTAGAAATAGTACATACTACTTTTATACAATTGGATACATCTTCGCTGTCATCATCGTCATCATCGTCAATTTTATTAATTTTGATACATCTATATTTTGTTTGAAATGCGGAATTTGCGATACATTCTCTAGTATTATAAATTTGCATAAATTTATTCATAATTGGAAAATATGTTTGTGTATTTTCCAATTGGAATGTTTCTTTTAAAGACTGGAAGAGGTTTTCATTTTCTTCATTTAGAATTGTTTTTACCTGAATTGGACAATTATTCATTTTAAATTGTAATAGTTATTTTATGAATGTTATGTTTTTTTTGTTATATTAAACGGATTATACAGAAAATAATATTATTCAATAATAATAAGAACTATTATATATTTCAAAATATGAGCGATAACAAATTAGTATATGATGAAACTGAGCCTATGCTTAGACAACAACGTAATTGTGTAAATCCAGATGGAACCAAGAAAATGAATTTACACTACCAAACCAATCTAGCAAGTGACCCCTGTTTTGTTGATGTTCGTACCCAGCAAAGTGTTGGTCCTGGCAACTATCAAGTAAATAACCATTATCACTGCGATACACTAATTCCCAATGTTGTTAAAATTGCTACTAACCTACCTGCCGTTCCATTCAAGAATGGCAATGACGTTGGTGCCAATGTTGTCGACCAATCCACCGAACTACGTGTTGGCAAAACCAGAAAATACCCTAAATGTCCCAATCAACTATTCGCCCGTCCTTACTCCACTGTTCCATATATGGGTCGTGGTGTAGGAGACCCCGCTTCTGAATTAAGCATTCTTGCTGGTGAAAACACCCACCTTCGTCGCCCCTGTGATGTATTAAGTGGTGTTACTATTCCTCATCAGTTCACCCCACTAATTGACCACTTGAGTGCGAATGTCCAAAATCCAGTTCATATCGTTGAAGAAGTTGCAGAACCTGGCTGGGTACGTGGTGGTATTCCTACCAATCTAGTAGTCCGTGATGCTGACTATGCTGCACGTTGCGGACACGCTTATATGAATAAAGTCCACGCCGCAGAAGCTTGGGAAGATTCACATCTCGATTTTTAAATATAATATTCTTTTTAAACAACTTTTAAAAACTTTTGTAAAATATAATAAATCATAAAAAAACATTATTATTATTATTATTCAATTTGTAAACAATACAAAATGTGGCTTATGATATAAATTTTTTCAAGTGCCAAGGAATTGATGCGAATAACTCTCTATTATCAGACACAGCAAAAGAACATAACTTCTGTAATGAATATTTTATATTACAGTTTTTCATATTGTATATAACATATGCCTCACTAGCAGAATCAGGTTCTCGAAACCTGTTCATTAAATATACCTTTGTTTTATATGTGAACTTTAGATCATATCGATCCTCTACCTTATCACATTGAATTTTAATACCATTTGCCACATTTCCAGATGCTATAGTAAGTATTTGTCGTGTATCCTTATTAATATATCCAATTAGAGCAAATATTTTAATATCAGAAACAAATATTAATACAGGCAATTCACCAACATTACCAATTGGGATGTGAATAACACGCTTATATATATGTATAGGTTTAGGTTTACCTATTATAATAAAGTGATTATTTGGGTCAGACTGCACTGAATGTTCTACTTCATCATTAGCTTTATAAAAGTATTTATTTTTGTCATCTTCACTAATTGAACTGGAATCTTCTGGAATAGCATATCCAATTCTATTCTCTAAATATTCACAGCAACTTTTTACAAGAGGAATGACCTTAATGAAATTTAATATTAATTCCCGTAAAGAATTACGAAACTCCTTTATAGGATGAAATATAATTCTATTCCTAAATGGGTCAGAACTAAATATATTACGTAATACAATCGCAGACGTACAATACCCAATCTTCTTCGTATTCTCATAATTGGTTAAAACTGCACATAAACCTTCTAGCAAATCTTTATCAGGAATTTCATCAACATCTTTTGGTGTCGCATTAAGCAACCATTTAGGTCTGCTATACTGGTTTTCTAAATATAATAATATACATTTTTTAAAATTATTAGACAAGTCATCCATGATTAACGAAATGATTAAATCAACATTCGTCGATGATAAGTGAAATAAACATATTTATATAAAAAAAAACAATTTTTGTTTATTTCATTGTATTTTGTGCTATAAATAACTATTTAACATTACATAAATATATTTTACGTCAAATATTAAACCTTAAATCTCAATTAGTAATATAAACTAGTTTAAAATATTATAATCAAAACAATTTAAAAAATATTAATAATCAAAATGCCCAACGCAATCATATCAACATTCCTTAAGGAAGGATTGCTACCTTTAGTTGCTTTCTTACTTAAAAACAACTATAAAATTTTCTCATCTGGTGGCACATACAAGCATATCCTCAATCTATTAAATGTATCCAAACACGATAATGTATCAGAAGTATCAGAATTAACACAATTCCCAGAAATACTAGGTGGTCGTGTCAAAACACTACACCCCAAAATATACGGTGGTCTCTTATCAACAAATTCAACCGAACACCAAAAACAAATTTTTGACCTAGGTATCCCATCATTTGACTTAGCCGTTGTCAATCTATACCCATTCACTGATATGGTATCTAGTGGTTGCGATGAAGATACAGCAATTGAAAACATAGATATCGGGGGTGTATCATTAATCCGTGCTGCTGCTAAGAATTACAATAGGGTATGTCTTCTAACTAATCCCCAACAATACCAGGAATATATTAATTTATTGAATAATAAACAACTAGATGCTAGTAAAAGGAAGGCATTTGCGTTAGAAGGTTTCCGCACTACAATGAAATATGACACAGCAATTACCAATTATTTTAGTGGTAATACAATATCCAAGTTAAAATATGGTGCTAATCCACAACAACAACCGTCATATCTAGAACAAAATGGTGCTTTTAATATATTAAACGGTAATGTAGGATTTATTAATGTATTGGATTTTATACACGGTTTCCTAATTGTGCGTGAAATAGAGGATATTATAGGTATTCCGACTGCTGTTTCAATGAAACATACATCACCTGCTGGAATTGCGATTGGTACTCCTCTAGATGACACAGATAGAATACTAACAGATACAGTTGATACAGATTTAACACCGATGGCGTGTGCTTTTATTAAGTCTCGTAATTGTGACCCATTATCATCATTCGGTGATTTTATTATATGTAGTAATACGGTTGATGTGGAAACTGCTAGACAGGTTAAAAGGTTTATATCAGATGGTATTATGGCACCTGCTTATACAGAGGAGGCATTGGAAATACTCAAGTCTAAGAAAGGGGGGAAATATATAATAGTAGAGGTAAGTATGGAATATTATAATAGATTAACTGATAGTGGTTGGGAAGAGAGTAAGAAATTATATGGGGTGGAATTGAGACAGCCAAATAATAAGTATAGGATTACTAGAGAGCAATTCCCAGAGAATATGTCAGATGATGTGTATTATTCGATAGTGGTTGCGAATACATCGATGAAATATACACAGTCTAACAATATTGCAGTTGCTTATAATGGACAGGTAATTGGGATTGGTTCAGGGCAACAGAATAGGGTAGATTGTGTGCGTTTAGCGTGTAAGAAGGCGAATAGGTGGGTTAATCGTAGGTCAAAGGTATGTGTAGAGATGTATGTTGGGTTGAAGAAGATAAGACCAAAATTTCAGGATAGGATTAATATGGTTTATCAGTGGTTAGAAATGGTAGATATGAAGGGAGATTATGAATTAGTGTTGGCTTCAGATGGGTTTTTCCCGTTTAGTGATAACATAGAGGTTGCGAATGGATTTAATGTTAAACATATGGTACAACCAGGTGGAAGTATGAGAGATGATGATGTGGATAAAGCTTGTAAAAAATTTGGAATTTCGATGTATAAGACGAATAATAGAATGTTTTATCACTAGCAGTTTTACATTTTTATTTTCAAGATTATTTGTAAATTATAAAAATAATAAATTGCAATAATTATATTACTAGTTTTGAACTAATAAATCAAATTTCTATAGCAAGGTTGTTAGATTTAGATAGGATAGAGTTGTATAATAGTGCTGCTGTGAATAATGTAATTTATAATATTTATCCAGAAAAGAGAATATTTGAATATAATGGGAAAAATATTGAAATAAATAATATTGAAATATCTAATAATGCTATTGAATTTCAAGTATTATTAGAAGATAAGTCTAGCGAATATGAAAACATATTATATTTATATGTTGTTATAGAGGATAATATAGCTCAATTTGCTAAGAAATATGGTATTACATATGGCGGAAATATATATGTTGGGAAGAATATTAATGTTAGAAAATTAATAAAATATGTTTATGTAGCACAATAGAGTAAATTTTAGTTTTTTTCTAATTTTTATATTAAATATAGTATTAAAATGGTATCATCTTCATATAGTAATAGTAAAAATATGCTAATTTA